CAGACAGAGCAGGTTACACAGGCTACCTTGTAGATTCTGCTACAGCGCCAAATGGTGCTCCGTTTGGATTTGGTATACAGTTTCCAAGAGAAAATCAACAAGGTGATTACTTCTTAAGAACAGATTTTGCACCAAACAGAATGTTTAGATTTGATGGCAGTCGTTGGGTTAAAGTAGGCGATGATGTGCGTATGGCATTAAGTAATACACTTGAAAGACGTACACAGAAAACCTCGTTTATAAACAATACAGCAACAAATGAAATTGCAGGCGAAACGGTTCCTGAAAAACAGAGCTTGTCAAAAGCACTTAGACCAAAAACGGATGACGTATAATGGATCATTTTTATGACGGACAAATAAGAAGATATGTAACGCAAATGATGCGTATACTATCTAACTTTCCAGTAAAAGATGGTAAAGGTGCAACAAAAGATGTACCGGTTGTGTATGGCGATTTAACAAGACAAGTTGCGAATATAATTAGAGAAAACAGTGAAAACAAAATACCAAGTGCTCCTCGCATTGCATGTTACATCACTGCATTAGAATTAGATAAAGATAGGCTTGCAGATGCAACATATACTCATACTACCAGAGTAAGAGAAAAAGCATTTGACGAGACTAATGAAGAATATTTAAATTATCAAGGTAAAGCATACAGCGTAGAAAAGATTATGCCTACGCCTTATTTGCTACGAATGAATGCAGATATTTGGACAACAAATACAGATCAAAAATTGCAAATGCTTGAACAAATACTTGTACTATTCAATCCTGCATTAGAAATGCAAACTACTGATAACTTTATTGATTGGACAAGTATTACATCTGTATATTTAGAAAATGTACAATTTACAAACAGAAGTATACCAGTTGGCGTTGAGAGTGAAATAGACATTGCTACATTAACATTTAGTGTGCCTGTATATATTTCACCACCGACAAAAGTAAAACGTATGGGTGCTATTACAAATATTATCACAAGTATGTTTGACGAATCACGTGGTGATATTATAAAAGGTGTAAGTGCGCCTGATCAAAATAGATGGGATGATTTTGCACAAGCAGGTGCAAACACAAATTCTAAAGGCACAACTGCAACTTCAGAAACTGCACAGCAAATGGCAAATGTAAACTATAACAAGTATGGTGTTTACTTAGAAGGTGACACAGCACGTATCATCGGCAATGATGGTAATATTGGTGCAATATCCTGGGAAGATATTTTCCAAGGATATCCAGGTGTATATACTGCTGATGTAAGTAGAATACACTTGCGTAATGCAAATAATAATGGTACAATAAGCGGATCTTTTACAGTGAATCCGTTTGATGATGGGCAAATAAACATAAACTTTGATTTAGATAGTTTTCCAGATGATAGTGTAATAGACAATCGTACTTCTATTGATTACATTATAGATCCAACTAAATTTAACCCTCTACAAGTTTTAAGTGCAGGCTTACGCTTTTTAATACTTGATGATATCGGTAATGCTAATGCAACAAATAGTGCGCAAGCATGGACAAATAATGATGGTAGTGCATTTGTTGCATCAGCTAATGACATTATAGAATGGTCAGGCTCTGCTTGGTCTATTGTATTTGATGCATCAGAACAAACTACTGTAAGCTATACTACTAACCTAAATACACAAATTCAATATCGATTTGAAGATGGTGAATGGTTCAAATCAGTTGATGGCGACTATCCAGTTGGCACCTGGCGCATAGACCTCAACGGCTAATTACTTACATGAACGAGAATATTATATGTAGTGGAGCTCTCTTCTACACAACTTCTACCAAACGTTTTCTATTTTTACACAGAACTGGTAAAAAGAAAACTAATCAATGGGGGCTTGTTGGCGGTGCTAACGAGCAAGCAGAAACTCCTTGGGAAGGATTGCAGAGAGAAATAAAGGAAGAAATAGGCCAACTCCCAGAATATAAAAAAGTAATACCGTTAGAAAGTTTTACATCTAATGATAATAAATTCTTCTTTCACACATATTTGGTGCTGATCGATAAAGAATTTATACCAAATCTCAATAACGAGCATGATGGTTATGCATGGTGTAGTTTTGGAAAATGGCCAAAACCATTGCATCACGGTTTGCGTAACACACTACAAAGTAAAGTCAATTTAAATAAATTAGAAACTGTATTTCAAACAATAAATTTACTTGACAATGCAGTCATAACATAGTATAATTAAAACATGAAAGTATTAGTTCTTGGCGATGTAATTGTTGACAAATATATCTATGGTACAAGCACACGGATAAGTCCGGAGGCTCCTGTACCTGTAGTAAACCTTGGTGAAGTTAAGACATCGCTCGGCGGTGCAGGATTAGTTTTTGAAAACTTAAAAAGTTTAGGTGTAGATGTTACACTATACAATACTACGCAACCACGTAGCACTAAGACACGTATTATTTGTGACGGACATTACATTACACGTTTAGATGAGGACCAACAAGCTGATAGTGACGCTGTTTTGAAAGATATTTTAAGCAGTGACTTTAAAAAATATGATTATGTAATACTAAGCGATTACAACAAAGGCGTATTAGATCATGCTAAGGAAATTATTGCACATATAAACACATTCGATTGCAAAGTAATTGTAGATCCAAAACGACATGCTGAAGCGTATAAAGGCGCATGGTTAGTAAAACCAAACGGTAAAGAATATTATGATTTTGGATTTGATGCATGGCAAGGAAATATTATTACAACAAATGCTTCAGGTGCAATAACAGCAACATTTGAAAATGAAAAACATTTTGTTATTCCTGAACAGGTAGAAGTTAATGATGTTACAGGCGCAGGCGACTGTTTTTTAGCAGGGTTTGTATATGGACTTACACAAGACAAAGATATTAAACAGTCTATTGAACTTGCTTCGAAAGGCGCAACAGAAAGTGTTAAGCACATTGGTACATATACTTTAAAGTTAAGCGATATAAAAAATACTGTTGTGTTTACAAATGGTGTATTTGATATATTACATAAAGGTCATTTACACTTACTAAAAGAAGCAAGTAAATTAGGAAACCAACTAATTGTTGGTATTAACACTGACGAAAGTGTAAAAAGATTAAAAGGAAGTAATCGTCCAATAAACGACTTACGCAAACGTACAGAACAATTACTAATGTTACCTTGGGTAGATGACGTAATTGCATTTGACGAAGACACACCCTACGAACTTATAAAAGCTATTAATGTAGATATAATTGTAAAGGGTGGAGACTATACTTTTGAAACTGTAGTAGGTAATGACTTAGCAGAAGTACATATAATACCTACGTTGGATGGTTATTCAACAACAGATATAATAGAGAAGAGTAAATGAAAATATTAGTAACAGGACACAAAGGATTTATAGGATCCAATATTGCACTTTACTTAATGTCAAAAGGACATGAAGTTGAAGGATGGGAATGGCAACCCGGTATTATACCAAGTACTGAAAGTTATGATTGGTGCATACACACAGGTGCAATAAGTTCAACTACGTACACAGATGTGAATCAAATATTAGAGCAAAACTTTGAGTTTAGTGTAAGATTAGCACAAGTATGTGAAAACTTTGGAACTAAATTACAATATGCATCAAGTGCAAGTGTTTATGGACCAACAGAGAATTTTGTAGAAGATGGACCTATTCTACCACAATCTCCATATGCATGGAGCAAGTATTTGTTTGATAGATTTATTAATCAATTTATAGATGAATTCCAAATACAAATACAAGGATTTAGATATTTTAATGTTTACGGACAAGGCGAAGATAACAAAGGTGATCAAGCAAGTCCTTATACAAAATTTACAAAACAAGCAAAAGAAGATAATATAATTACGCTGTTTGAAGATAGTGACAAGTATCTTAGAGATTTTGTTTGTGTAAATGACATAGCAAAAATACATGAAATTATGATGGGCACTGATGCAAGTGGAATATTTAACATTGGCACTGCACAACCTGTTAGTTTTCAAGAAGTCGCAGATACTATTGCACAAAAACACAATGCTGGTATTAATTATATACCTATACCAGATAATATAAAATCACAGTATCAGAAATATACTTGTGCTGATACAACAAAACTAAATCAATATATAGGCGATTTTAAATGGACAAATATAAAGGACTTTATAAATGACACAAACAACTGAACAACCTCAAAGACTTGAAGGTGTAGTACAAAAAGGATGGGGATACGAACTTATCTGGTCAACTAATGAATTATACTGTGGTAAGATTATGGTTTTTGAAAAGGCTGGTAATAAGTTTAGTATGCATTTTCATAAAGAAAAAGATGAATCATGGTTTGTAAATAGTGGACGTTTTTTACTAAAATATATTGATACTAAAACTGCAACAGTATACGAGAAAGAAATGAAAGAAGGTGATGTTTGGAGAAATCCTCCATTACTTCCGCATCAACTTATTGCATTAGAAGACAATAGTAGTGTTACAGAAGTAAGTACACCAGACTCAGTTGACGACAACTATAGATTAGCACCAGGAGATAGCCAAAATGGAACCGACGATAAGATGGTCGAGCGAGATCCCAACAAAGATAAAGAAACGTCAAAATAGACCGGTAATTGGTTTAGATCGAGACGGAGTACTTAATGTTGACAAAGGAACTTATATAGGCAATCCTGCAGACTTTGAACCTATACCAAATAGTTTAGAAGCAGTAGCAAAACTTAGATACGAAGGTTACAAAATTGTTGTAATTACAAATCAAGGCGGTATAGCTAAAGGTATTGTTACGCAACAACAAGTAGAACAAGTTAATCATCGCATGTTTGAACTTTTAGGACAAGCAGGTTGTCCAAGTATAGATGGTCTTTACTTTAGTGAAAGTAGTAGCAAACAAGATATGTATGCTAAACCCAATACTGGTATGTTTAAACGAGCAGAAACAGAAATACCGGGTATAAAGTTCGCACATGGCGGATACTACGTTGGCGATAAAATAAGTGATTTAAAAGCCGCACAAAAAATTGGTGCTAAACCTATCTTAGTTCGAACAGGACATGGTAAAGAAACTGAAGAGCTTTTAAACAAAAGATTCACATATAGACCACTTAAAAAAGTAACGCTTGTGTTTGACGACTTAGCTGACTTTGTAAAATACTTAGACAGTAAAGATTAAGCCTGCGCTTCACCCCATCTAAGAACAATATTAGCTTCAATAGCGGCGCCACCAACTTTATAAACATTAATACCTAACACATCAGGACCGTTTGGATACGTTCCTCTACCACCTAATGGTGTGTTAGTAAGTTCTTTTAGTTCTTTAAAGTCAGTTGTTGCACGTTCTCCTGGTGTAGCAATAAATGCAAAGATTGTTTCGCCCGGTTGTGCATACGGTGGTTGTACAAATTCAAACTGTATAACACCAGAGCTTAGAGCTAATGTACCAGTAAATGAGTTGTTAAAATCAATTTGATAAAATGAATTTCCAGCCCATGTTACTAATTCAATATCGTTAATATATGTCTGTGAAGGAAATGTAACACTACCTCCGCCTGTTGTAACCGCTGTACCTACCTTAGCGCCTGATGCTTGGAACTGGCCTTGGTCCAAATATGCAAAGTTTCTGTTAACAAGAGCTTCGTTGAAAAGAATTGTAAAATAATCTGATTGATTCCCATTAATATTTGAGGTTGGTCCACTGCTTATTCTAAAGTAACCATAGCTACCGCTGTTGGATATATAGCCGCCTGTAATAGTAACATTAGATCCTATATTAGCGCCTGTAATAACTTTACCAAGAACTGGTGTTAAGTCTACGCCACCAAATGTTGTTCTGTAATCAGAACCATTTATATAAATTAATCGATTATTTCTTCTACTCGTATATAATCCACTATCCATTTGTGTGCTAACTTGTGCAATACTGTTTATATTTGAGGTAGTCGCTGCCTCGCCAGTTGACCAAACAACACTACCACCTGAAGCAATCTGTGCAAAACTCGGCTGTCCACCTTGTGCAACCCCTGCTAATCCTGTCCAACCAATATCTGCTGGGTTTACAGGATAGTTCTGTGGATTTAGAATACCTTCAACAACAATACCTTTATCGTCACTACCTGCTTCTGATGTAATCTCTAAACCTTGTAGCAACAACTGAGCTCTGTTAAGTAGTTCTCTTTCACCTAAGTCTCCAACAATAGCGTTTGAAACACTTGGTGCAAGTCTAATCAAAAATGCAGTTTGTCTTGTTGTACTTACTTGGATACCTGTTTCTGCGTATGAGAAGATATATCCTCTATCTTCATCAAACATGCCGTCTGTAATAAACGCAGAACCCCAGTGACTAATCAGCGGTGTAACTGTATTACTAATTAGCACAACACCAGTTTTATTAGCATGAACAGCGGCAGCTCCTGCACTATATGTTCTTGTTGCGCCTGCTTGGAAATTGCTAAAGTTTGCCCCACGAGTTAATCCAGATAAAGTATTGGTTGATTGATCGTTTGCTGTAAACTCTATAATTTCGTTGTCAATATATACTGTACCAGCATTTGGAAAGAAACTACTATCTCTTAAAACCAAAGACGTTTGCACATCTGTCATAGCTTCTGCAAGTTTGCCTGGAGGTCCTTCGTTAGCAACTTCGTACCTAACAGGTAAGTTTCCTGAACGCATAAACGCTTCTGTGTTAATGTTTGAATTACGCATTCTATGTGCAAATATAAAGTTACCATCTGCACCACGTACCATATAGTCAATGAAACCAGCACCATACCAACTAAATTGTATTCCAATCATCTGCATCTTAGCATAATCAAAGTTATAACCGCTTGGACCAGTGCCGTCCATTCTATCCATATTAAAGTCTTTTTGCTCTACTTTTTTATCTGAAATAAGCATCATTTTAGATGCAGAACAATCTATTACTCCGCGCCAGTCAGGTGCTACTGTACATGCTGTATCGCTTTGTACATGCGTTACGACATGCGTCATTCCTTTTATAACAACCCTGTCGCCTGCTTTTAATTGATCTGTGAATTTGGTATTTGCACCTGTAATATTATTTGTATCTACAGCAATATCAACTGTTCCTGTAATTTGTTTTGTACTTGTACGTTGTACAACACTTAACTGTGTTCCATCATATTCCCAAAAAATTCCGTTTTGGTCATCAAATATTCCTGAACGCACAGTTGCACCATGCCATTCTACAACACTCATTTGTGCGTTAAAGCCTAAGGTAGCTGAAGTATCACCTAATATTCTTTGTGCTCTAACTTTGAGTGTTCTTTCGTCTACTACTTGTACTACTTCGTAATCAAAGCGTGGAGGTACTGCTGTTTCAGGACCACTATTGAAACCTGCGGTTTCAATACCTAACAAACGAATTACTCCGCCTACTTGACATCCATGATCGTTATCGTCTGTTATAATTGTTATTAAGCTACCAATTGGAGTATCTTCCGCTTCTACACTACGTAAGTCATAACTTGGAGCAAATAGAGCACCAGTTGTGTACATAATACCTT